TCAACGGAAGGAGAAGCGGAGCAATAACCCCGCCTCTCCCACTCCGCCAGAACGTCATTTGCCGTCTTCATGAACTTAGCCCAGATACCGGCAAGCAAGCTCCGGGTACATGGTCTTGTATCCGTACAGGACGTCCATGCTGAGCATTTCTTTCTTATACTTCATGTCGTAGCCACGGACCACGCGCAGGGAAACGCCATTGTAGCTCGTGACATAGGACTGGACGCCCTGCGGCGCGACGAGCGGCCGCGTGACAAAGGCAAAGGCGTTCGGGTTAAACGCGAGGTTTGCCATGTGGCTGGCCGTCAGTGTGACCTCGTCAGTCGTGGCAAGTGCGGGCAGTGCCGGGTACACTTTTGCGGTGATCGTGTTCGTGGCCGCCGTGGCGCCCTCGGTGATGGTGTACGTCTTGCCCTTGACGGTCAGGATGTCGCCGGCAACGAGCGTGCCGGTAAGCGTCGGGCTCGACCCGCCCGATACGGCCAGGACCATTTGAGTGGCGCCGGCGGTAACAGCGGCGTTCGGGTAAATTTTCGGATTTGTACCGCCACCAACGGCGAGTGTTCCGGCCGTGTGCTTTTTGACGGCCTGCGACATGTAGTTGTCGAGGTTAAAAATCGTGCCGATGGAGCCGCGGCGCAGGGCGTCGGTTGTGCCGGACTTCTCGGCGTTGACGACGGCAGGGATGGTTTTGAACTTTGAGTTCGCAACGGGGTCCCATAAGGCGTTGCGCGGAACAACCGGCACCTTATTCTGATCCAGAACAAGCCCGGCGGCCGCGAAATCCGTCAGGTCGTCCGGCGTCGTACCGGCGTCGCCGCCGATATACGGGATGTCCCTGTACAGTTCCAGTCCGTCGCTATTGATCTTCTGCGCCAGCGCCACAGCGGCGGGTTCAATGAAGATGCGGTTCACGTCGTCAAAACTGACGGCGCCCTCCAGTGCCCCGACTTCAACGTCGACAGTCGCTATCGTATCGAGGGTGACCTCCACGCTCTGGCTATCATCGATGGCCTGGGCAGAGGTGCCGGTGTTCGCATCAAACTCGCTGGCATTAAGCACAACGGGCTTCTTCACCTGAATTTTGGCGCCCTTGCCGGTTACAAACTGGCTGGAATAATCCTTATAGATCAGGTTCGGGAAAACAAGATTTTCGATCAGCCGGACAAGCGCCGGTCGGGCAATTTCTTTTACATCAAGCCACTGGTTAGGCATATGTAATCACTCCTTATTTTTTTGTAAATGCTTTCGCATAAAAGTCTTCGTCGGACAGTTTTGACATATCCGACGGTGCCGGGGCTCCGCCCCCGGGCGGGGGCGGGAATCCTGTGCCATCAGCGAAATGTGCTGCGTTTGCCTTTTTGAACTCCTCGGCCCATTCTTTTCCGCCGATGAAGCTTTCGCCTTCAAGCTTGAACGCCTTTGCGGCGAATTCTGATAAAATAGCTTTCTTGCTAAGGTCGTCTCTGGGTTTCAAACCATCAATGAATTTTTCAGCCCTGCTGTCATAGTTGATTTTTGCAAGGCTGGCATCATATTCGGTTTTTGCGGTCTTATTGGATTCCTGAAGCTGTGCGATTTGCTGCTTGAGCGCCTCACTGTCCCCGGACGACTTTTTAAGCTCCTCAAGCTGCTTGTCGCGGTCTTTGATCTGGCCATCGAGCGTCTTCTTTGCCTCATTGGCGGCGTTGAAGTCCGCCCGCGCGACAAAGTCCTTGCCAATCTGCTCAGATACCTTTTTGTCAACGTCCTCGGTGTACGCTTCGCCAAGAATCGTTTTAAGCCATTCCAACATGTTTACCTCCACCCGCTATCCTTGTTAATCCGGCCAGTCCCGGTATTGCGGAGCGCATATTGTTCTCCGTGCGCTACGGTTAATTTTGGTTATAAAAAAGCACCCTGTGAAGGTGCTAAATCTATCGGTCGACTATGAAATGCTCGCCTATTCAGCGAGCATTGCCCTTATTTCCTGCTTCAATTTTTCACATTCTTTATTGAGTTCATCGGTATCTTTTGCATTATCCGATGATCGCTCGTCAATATTCATTTCAGACTCCCATTGATAGGAATCGATCAATTGATCAACCCACGCAATAATTTTATCTTTGTTCATACTACACTGCCTTTCTGTGCGCCGAACGCCGCTTGGCAATCAATGTTTTTTTCGCTTTCTCCAACGTGCCGCTGCCGTATTTTTCAGCAATCGCTTTACGCCATTCCGCATACGTCATGCCCTCCGGCACCTTGTAATTCTTTCCGGTCACCGGATTTCGGGCGGTCCTGACGCCGTCCAGTTCGTCATCAGGATAATATGCAACGGTCGTACAGCGGTCATTCGGATGCATCGGCGGGAAGTTGACGCCCGTTTCGGCGTCACTGACATCGAAGTGTTTCCCGTCCAGCGCCCCGCAGATGACGCAGGTGCGCGCGTCCAGTGTCGCGAGGTATCGGTACTGCTTTACGCCCATAGCCTCATACGCGGTCTTGGCGGCGTCGTTATGCATGCGGTTTGTCTCAGTGCGGATCAGCCGTTCGGAGGCATAGGCTGCGACGTTTAATAGGTCTCGCAGTTCGTTTGCCATCTTATAAACGCCAGTGCCGGATGTTACGCCACTATCGACAATCTTCCCGGCCTCTTTGGCGACGACCTCAGTATTTTTCCAAACGCGCTGTGAATAGTTCTTGCCGGCCCACCTGTTTTCAACCGCCTCAACAATGGTATCGTGTGGCAGCGTGGAGAAATTCACATCGCCCTCATGACCAACAACGGCGTCATACATCGTCTTGTAATAGCCATCGTCGTACGCCCTGATAAGATGCTGCTCACCTATTCTTGGCTCCAGATCAGCCAGGGCGGCCGCTTCGGCCTCGATGGCTTTCTCCAGTGCCTGGACGCGGTTGATTCGGTATGCATATGACGGAGCATTGAGCCGCGCCAAGGCATCCGCGCTGCCGGTCTGCATGTACTCCTCACGAAGCTTTGAAAGAACTTTGGCCGTTTCCTCGATGCTCAGAAGCTTTCGGGCCTCGCGCTCATCAATTCCGGAGACGTTGAGGTAGTTTGCAAAGATCGTTTTTGCGGCGTCGGATAGTCGCTTTCCAGAAGCGGTGTAGAGCGCGCGCAGGCGGCGTATAACGTCGGCAGTGTCTTTATAGGCTTCGGCCTCGCGCTGTAGCGCACGCTGCTCCCAATAGTCGCTCGATTGCATCAGGCGTCACCTTCCGGCGAACCGCTCCCGGGCGGCGTCTCCGGCGGCACGTCGTCATTACCGAACAGCTCCCGCCGCTGCTCTTCAATCTTTTGCTGCTCCTTGTTGATCTGGGCGCGCTCGGCCTGCCAATCAGTGACCAGCGGGTGGGCTTTCGTCTTTGTCTCGTCGCTGACAACGGTATTTGGCGTCTGCGCTATGATCGCGGAAATCTCGGTGTTGTTCTGCGGCTTCGTGCGCTTCCACGTCTGGGTAAACTGCTTTGATTCGTCAGCTCCGAGATAGCGCAGGATAGCCTGTAGGAAATCATTAATTGAGGCTCGGAACTCCGTTTCAAGCAATCCGCTTTTAAGCTCCAGTAAGCCATAGAGAAAGTCAATATAAACGCCGGACTGGTTGCCCGCCGTGTCGGGCTTAGGATTGACAGCCATAGCGGCTACCCAAAACTCGTCATCGAGGATTTCCCGAAGCGCCTTTCTGGCTTCGTAAGGGATTTCATTTTTCAGTGTATCTACGCCGCCATCGTCGCCAACGTCGATGATCTTTTTTGCCTTCATCATTTTCAGACGGTCAACAGGGCGCTGTATCGGATCGCCGTGGTCATCGAGCACTTCGTTGCCGTCTTTGTCGTAGACAGGAGCGTTTTCATCCCCTCGGTAATTTTTGATTACCCAGATGATCTCTTGTATATCGTCGATATCGTTGGCAAATCCAGAAATGAGTTTATCCAGAGCGTCAATGAAATCCTTGTACATGATAAGGTCCGGCAACGCCTTTGCATTATTCCGAAACTCTATAAACGGGACGCGCCCATACGCATGTTGCTGAATATTCCAACTGCCGTTCGGCAGAATCTCATAATTCACGGCGGGCTCCGTTTTTGTCGCCGTCCCGTTCGCTCTGATGAGATAGGCCACCTGCGTATCGCTCCATATCTCGTACCGTGTCGCGGGGCGGCCGTCGTTGTCGTTGTACCCGTAAATGCGAATGAGATATAGGAGTTTTTTCTTGATGGTGGAACGGTCATAAATCGGCACGCAGGTCAGAGGATTAACATACCAGTAATCGAAATTATCTGTGCTGTTGTCCCGCCAGTACGCCAACCATGCGCGGCCGGTGTTCGAACAGTCTGTTCCCAACTGCCGGATTACTTTCGTCCACTGCATGCCCGTTGTGTCCTTGATGGATTTGAGCAAAGCGTCGTCTCCAGCGTTAGAATCGTCCGCAGCCATATCAAACTGAGGCGGCGCGGTGAATAGGTACCCTACCTTCTGGTCAACAACGACGCGGTGCCGGTTTGTGCTGACGCGGTTGTCTGCGCTGTGCAGCGGATTCGACCCGATCAGCCGCAGATACCGATTGACCTCATCAATGGCGGCGGCGCCGGTTAACTTGATTTTGTCTTCATTGCCATAGTAGGAAAATCCCTCTTCGGCGCGCCGCTTCATTTTCTGATATTCGGCGCTGTCGCTGTATATGTAATTCTGGATGATCCGCCGCAGCTGATCTATATCGGTAAAATCGATTGTCAGTGATTGCAAATCCTCACCGCCTTAAAATCTCGTTCCGCCCGGCTTGGCGATTATGGTGTAACAAAAATATCTAACCGCGTCCATTGCATGGTCATGTTTTTTTAACGGTTTGTCTTCTCCATGCTCGGATGCTTTGGCGTCCCAACTATAAGTGCTGAATTCAATAATCGTGTTGGAACATGCGTCCGCAAAAAGGATTTTCCCCCGGTTCAGCAGTGTAGCCACAAAACGGATACCGTCAAGAACGTCATTTTGCGCTTTCCATATCACAAATCCACGCTTGCGTAATTCGGCTATGAATGACGCCGCGCTTGGATCAACAATGACCGCACGCGGCGTTATACCATGCAGGAAAGATGTAAGGTCGGCGGCGTATTCAGCGTCCGTCTTCTGTGCTGACTCGTCGCGGCCGGAGTAGTAGTACTCCTTAACGCAAATCCATTGCCCCGCTTTATTCTGGCACCATAGCAGAAATACTGTGGCGTTCTGGGTGCCGTAATCAATGCTGACATAGTAAACACCAGTTAGGAGATCTGAGGCCTCTTTGATGACGTGCTTCACCGCGTCGAACATGTCATAGATGACGCCCTCGGCCACGACCCACAGGCCGAGAATGAAGCGCTTATAAAAAACGCCTGAGTACATGGCCCGGTATCGAGCCTTTATCTTCTCCGACAGCGACAGATTGTCATCCATCGTGAAATGCAGGTAAATCAGATTCTTTTCCGCAGCCTTGTCAACCCAATTGATTTTGAACCAATGGAATGGTCCTTCAGGGTTGCAGTTGAACCAGAACTTGGAGCCATCGACAGAGCAACGGCCTGTCGCCTGATTGACAAAGCTCTCGGGCATCAGCGCGACTTCATCGAAGAAGCAGCCGGCCAGTGTGATTCCCTGTATAAGGTCCTGAGAGCGCTCATCTTTGCCGCCGAAGATATAGAAATAATTCATCACGCCGCGACGCGTGACGATCAGCAGATTGTCGGCGCGGTGATCGGCGACGCCGTAGCCGCGGGACCGGAGCATCAGCTTCAACCAGAATAGGACATTTCGGCGGAAACTGCCTATCGTCTTCCCGCACATACCGAGATTCATGCCGTCGAATGTCTCCATCGCCCAGAGGACGAAGGAAAGCGACATGGACAGCGTTTTGCCGGAGCGGATAGCGCCGTCGGCAATGATGCCGTCCCGATCATGGACCGGGGAGGAAGGGAGCCACCAGGTTAAAACCTTCAACTGCTTCTGCGAAAAAGGTTTAAATTTGAAGACGGCCTGTGTTATTCGCCGGATTCGTCCGACCACACTTCATCAACCTTCCCGATGAGAGCCGCCATAAAGCCGTCGTCCTCGGTCGAGCCGGGATCATCCGTTTGAGCCTTGGCTTTCAGCGCCGCAATGCGGGCCTTTTGCTCTTCGGTGGCCGCGGCCCAATCTTTGTGCAGCATCTCGTCATACTGCTTGATCATACTCTCCAGCGTTTTCATAGCGCGGGATTGCGCCTGTAAAAAATTCGCTTGCTTATCCCAAGCGAACTGAAGCTCATATTCTTTTTCCCATCCGTCAAAGGAAAGCCCAGATGTTTCTTTCTGGCGTTTCAAAACCTTTGTCATGTCGTCCTGGTCCTTGACGTGCATAATCTTTTGAGCCCGTACAATGGCCGCGTACTGAAGCTGGATGTTATCCCATAGCAGATCGAGCGGGTTACTGCCTCCGATGACCTGCAGAATCTCCTGCGTCTCCTCGGGCAGCCATTTGGAAAAGAAGCCGTGCTTCTCAGCGTTCTTGTTTTCGGCAGGGCTGCTGCTGGCATGCCCCACCGCGTTTTTATTGCCGGGCTGCCCGCCTCGGCGTTTTGCAACGTTGCGTTTAGGCGTTGCGTTGCAATCCCACTTTTGGCGATTCTTCCAGCTGCGAACTGTCCCGACAGGAACGCCCAGGGCATCCGATATCTCAACAAGCAAACGCCCCTGACGATAAAGGTCGTGCGCCTCTAAGGCTTTTTCATTCGGAGTTCGTGACAAGACTCACCACCGCTCTTCGTTTCGTTTTGAAGTCCGTCCGAAGACTTCTTCTCGTCATATCGACACCGCGGAAGGGGACAATACGGCTTGCCGATATCTTTCCTGAAAAAAGGACAAAGCTCGCACACATGAATCCGATCCATGTTCATCCCCTCTTTTGGGCATAAGAAAAGCGCCGGCCGATTGGCTGACGCTTAAATATTCTCTTTTGCTGCTGATCCCATTTGATACAGAATCTAAAAAGTCGGAATATTTCAAACGAGTATTGACAAATGTGCGTCCAAGGCGTGCTATAACAATTGTAAACGGGACATTATTCACAGGAGGTTCAATATGGAAAAAAAGCCGTACCAAGATCCAGAAATCAATCAATTTGTTAAAATATTCAATAAATATAGGATTTACGCGAGTAACTCAGTATATAATTATGATCGATTACTACATTATTGCAGTATGAATATTTTGGGGTGTATACTTAACAATGGTACCTTTCGGTGTACTAGCCTAAACAATGTTGAGTTAAACGACCAGTTCGAAGCCAAACGCAAAAATGTTGAGGAATTCGCTGGAAGTAGATTTATTGCTTGTTTTTCACATTGTCAGTATGAAATCGTTCCTTTTTGGCATAATTACGGCGGCAAAGAAAAGAAACGCAAGGTTGTTCTAAAAATCAAGAATTTTTCTGACAATATAACAGATGTAATCTGCACTGATTTTTGTTATCTACCAAGCGGGAAAAAACTTTTTTTCTTAGGTGATGATTACAAAGCCACAGTAAATGTTAACGGACTTATTGGAAAGAAAATAGGAATTCCGCCTATAAATACAGACTTTGATTTACGGACATGTATCAGAAGCATATCCCTATTTGATGTAAAATACTTACCGCTAAAGGATAATGTATTTACACAAGATTATCTTATTAGAGAGGACGGTATTATCAAGTACTATGATCCAACCGAGCTCGGTAGACATAAAACGGAACATTGGGATTACGAAAAAGAGACTCGGTTAATGTGCATTACCGAAGAAGAGGACTTTTGTGTTAGTCCTTATATCGATTTGCGTATTACTGAACGTTTCTTCGAAAATCTTGAGATAGTTATGTGTCCCTGGGCTGAAGATGGTCTTTATGATGAAATTCACGATATAATTAATTTTTCACCAATACCTGACTCAATAAAAAATTCGATCAAAGTTGTTCGTAGTGAACTGCATGGTCAAGTACTTTAATATCAGCGGAACCCGATTAAGATTAAATGATTCCAATATGATACTCCATATTACCATATTATAGGAAGATGCTCAACAAAGACAAGGACTTCCGAGTTGTCGGAAGTCCTTAAATACATCTTTACTTACTATCATTTTATCACAAAAAAAGTCAATGTCAAGTCCCGGACTCAATAATACATCAATCCGTCGCGTACCGCCAATACCGCCGCCTGCGCCAACACAATGGCCCTGTAGTTATAATACGTGGTCTTACCGAGATCCATCGCTTTGCACACATCCTCCTCGGACAGGTTCAACCTGAATCCGTACTCGATGACATTCTTGGCGTCGGGGTCCGTTTCGCAACGTTCGATCAACTCGTCAAACACCTGCGCCCATCGTTCGTCTGCCTCCTGCTGCTCCTCCAGGTCGCTGTATATCGCCTCTACGCTCTCCCGGGACGGCCGGACTCTGCCGCCGCCGGTAACATGCGGACGACTGGTGTCAATAGCGCCTGAGGACGTCGGGGATGGCACAGGACCGCTGGCGTAATCAATCAGCGTTGCAGCCTGCTTTGCGGTCATATGTACGCGGGCACCCTCAAAATATTGGTGAAGTCTATATGCTATGAAATTGATTGTCTCTCTGGGAAATACCTGCACTATGCTGCCCCCTTTACTTTCTATACTCTTGCTGGATTTACCCCGTTGGGTTTTGCAGACGCTGCGGGCGTCGCTGGCAATATATGGCTTGTAAGCCTCGCCCATACCCTTGAGTGTGGGCGAGGTTATCGATTGAATCAACCGATAAGAACCAAACGACTTATTTATTTTCTGCTTCAACTTCACTCAATAATTTCGACATGCCAAGGCAACGTTTTCAAAGCGTTAGCCCTCCGCGTCTCAGTACATGCTTTATTATCAACAAACGTTACCTCGCCCGTCTCGGGGTCTTCGCATCGCGTATAGGTTGGTATACCGTTCATGATGCAGAATTCTTCTGCTATGCCAAGCCGCCCCTCTAGCCGCCTCTTAGCACTCATGAGGCTCATATACCGCACAAGGAATTCCCGCAGGTCATGGTTCTCGTAATCCCACAGCAACTCAAATAATCTGTCAGAGCCGATCACACTACCCATGCCGATCTTGTTCAACTCGGCCATAGTGTAAAAATAGTCCTTAATGCCCCATTTGTTGCCGTCGTATCGCTTTTCAATTGGGAATAGGGTTACGAGCTCAGCAGGTGTCAGGTTTGCCATATAGGACATTATGGCGTCGTACATAACGGCTAGGCCTTTCAGATCTTCCGCGCTGCCATCTGGCCGCCCGCTTGTATTTACCCATTTGACGCCATAAAACACGAGCTGCTTGACATGCTGGCCGTCTTCGGGCTCGTTAAAATGGTCACAGCACTTCTGGATAAAATTCTTGAAGTATATTTGTCTGAAATTTGGAGTAAAAGTAAGAAGCTTGAGCATAAAATACCTCTCTCGTTATGTTTTTTACTTTGCCGTGATACGCTGAGCTTTCCGGCAGGGTCACTTTTTTAATAGTGCAGAGCTTCGCATAGAGCATCGATGACGGTCGCATATGAAGACGATGATTTAAGCCTCCGGTCTTCTGCATACCATCCGACAAGCCGCATCAGATCACGCTTATATGATGCATATAACCTGTCTCTATCGGGCCGTTTGTCACGTTCTGCGCGAGATATCAGTTCCCCGATGCGGCGGTCTATGTCCACGATTTCGGGAAAGGTTAAAGGCTTCGGGTCCACCGGTTGCCAAAGTTGAAATGCGCTGCCGGCCCGCCGCTTGAGCCTGGTATCTGTCGTTAGAACTTCTCCGAGTGTTCTGTACATTTTTAATCCTCCCTAGGTATTGATTTGCCGGATACGCCATACCATGCGAACATTGCCGTACCCGTATTTCCATGACGGTTTTTTGCGACTATGATTTCAAGTTCATCGGCCTCCCATTGTGGGGCTGCCTCTTCGCGTTTGTAATATCCCGGTCTATACATGAGCATGACACCGTCCGCATCCTGCTCAATATCCCCGGAATCGCGCAGGTTATGGAGTTGCGGGCGCTTATCCTTCGTCGCTTCGGACTCCCTGTTGATCTG